GTCTTTGGTGAGGGTGCCCAGGGCCACCAGTTGGCGGGCCATCATGGCTGTGGAAATGCGCAGCTGGTCGGGCGTCTCACCCGCCTCGATCAACTCATCGGTGACCTCGATGTTGTCCAACACCGTGGCGCCGCGCAATGTGAACTCGCGGTGCAGCACGCCGTCCACCTCGATGCCAATGGGCAGGATGGACTTGGTTGTTTGAGCCATGCCTCACTCCTTCACTTCGCGCAGCGCGTGCATGTTGATGGTCTTGCGGGCCTCGCCGTCCACCTCGAAAGACTGGGCCACCTCGGTGGTGAAGCAATCCAGGTAGGAGTGGCGCTGGCCACCGCCGATCGGCTCGCGGGTGATCTTGGCGCCGACGATGTTGTCCCAGTCCACATCGTTGCCGCCCTTGGGGACAACAGCGGTGACGGTCAGATCGAACTGGGTGACACCCTTGGTGAAGCCTGCTGCATTGCCGGTCTTGTTCATGGTGCGAACAAGACGGCGGCCCGAGCTGGCCCGAACAGACAAGCTGGTGCAGTCAATCTCGCGGCCATCCACTTCCAGGACGATCGCGCCTTCAAATTCTTCCAAAGCCATTTCTAGGTCCTTTCAAGGCCGGTGGCCTGAGTGATCAGAGCAGCAGGTCGATGCGACCGGCAAACACATGCAGGCCGTTGACCACGTCGCACGGGATGCGAGCGTTAAGGCGGTCAGGGTCTTGGCTGTCGCGCTCAACAATCAGACCGTCCTTGTTCTCATCCACCGCTTCGACGATCTCCAGCTCTTCCAGCTTGTAGAGCACGTCCAGCAGCTCGGAGCGCACCTTCGCGGGGGTGCGGTTGGACAGCTTGCCCCGAGGGAATCGCAGCGCGACACGCTCCCGGCAAGCCTTGCGCACATAGTCGAGCGTGCGAATCGTGTTCAGGTTCAGCAGCGAGATGTCTGCGACGTTCTGCGCGTTCTTCGTGTAGGTCGTGACTGCGCGCACGATCTGCACCGTCTGGCCGGGCCCGACCTCCAATGGCGTCACGCCATTGGCCAGGCAGACCTCTTGCTCGGTACGCCCCAGTTGGCTTGCCAGGTTGGGCGGCTGCACACCGACCAGGGCCAGTGTGTTGAGCGGCATGGCGGGGTCTTCTTCAAATGCGACCACCGAGGCGAACGCCGACGCCAGCTCGTAAGCGCTGGTGGACGTGCCAGGCAGCAATGCACAGACCATGCGGCCATTGTTGAGTTGCCCGGCCAATGTGGTCGCAGCGGACAGCGTGCCACGGCTGGCGAAAACGCCAATGCAACCACGCTGCTCCAGCGCGCCGCTGCGGTCGGCCAGGTGGGTGCGCAGCACAGTCAGCGATGCTTGATCGGCGTAGGGCGTGACGATGATCTCGTCAGATGAGGTGAAGACGCTGGCCAGCGTTGCCGTGATGTCTGGATCGACCGCACCGCCAGATGGCTGCACGACCGTCACGCCCATGCCAGGCGCGGTGATGGATGCCTCATACGCCACGCCATTGCCAACCGTGCCCTTGTTGCGCGCGGCCAGCGTGACAACACCAGCGGCAACGCTCGACTCGACTGGCCATGCAACCTGGGCAGTGAGCAACGGCAGAATGGCTGCAGCCACGTTGGCAGCGGTCTGGCCAGACTGCACGGCAACCTGGACCTGGCGACCAGCCACCTTGATCGTGGCCACGCCCGCATCCGTGGCGGCGCCAGTGAACGTCACCGGGCCGGTCGCGGCAGCACTGCCAGCAGCGTCATCCAGGCCCACCGCCTCGATTTCGACATAGCGGTTGGCAGTGATCGCTGCAGTGATCATGAGGTGCAGCATCGAGCCACGACCGAAGTAGTGGGCAGCATCGTCATCGCTGAACACCTTGAACGGCAAGCCCACTGGTGCCAGGCCTGTGGCCAGGCGCTGGCCGAACATGAGCAGGCGGCTCCTGTTGCTGGGCAGCGTACGCACTGCCAGCTTGAGGTTGAACTCGAAATACGCACCAGGCTTGCGGATGCTGCTGGGGATCGTGTCAAAGCTGATGTTGGGGCTGGCCATTGGCGGCTCCTGGAGTTGCGTGACGGTCGGTCAGGTACGCCGTGCGCCATAGGCGCCGCGCGACTGGTGGGAGAGGTTGCGCTTCTGGCGCTGCAGGCGCTTGGCCTCGGCGGCTTGCTGACGCAACTGGGTTTGCTTGCGGGGTGGCTTTTTGGGCCCAGGCCCGCGCGGTGAGTTGTGCCCCGGCTTGGCCTCAACAACGGCCACGGAACCAACAGCCAGGCCGCTGGCTGACAAGCCCAGCACCGCAGATGCCAGCAGTGATGACAGCGCCCGCTTCATGACTTCGAAGCCTTGGTCTTGGTGGCCTTGGCCGCAGCCTCGGCATCCACATCGACCAACTCACCCGCAGCCAGGCGGCGGATGACGTAGGGGGTGGCCTCGGCTTCCTCCGGCTCCGACCCGTAGTACGTGCGCGGATCGGATTCCTTGGGGACCTGCAGTCCCTCGGCGGCTTTGACTTTCATATGCTTATCTCAGTGTTGGGTTTGAGGGTGACAACATCAACTGCATCTGGCTGGTTGTCGCCCGGTTTCAAGGCGTAGTTCAGCCCGATGGTCTTCAGCTCACCTGGTGGGGTTGCTTCGGCTTCATCGACCACATCCAGGTATGTCGTCTCCCATGCCGACGACATGACGGCAGCGGCTTCATTCGAGAAGTAGCCCTGCATGACCATGGCTGTGCCACGCGGCACAAATGGCTCGATTTCCAGTCCGAGCTTCTGATCAGCCAGCACGCGCTTGGCGTGCAGGTCGATCAGCTCGTACACGCCGACCTGACCAAAGCCGCCCAGCCGCGTCGTGGGCTCTGGGCCCAGGGCACGCTGAGCGCCCATCACCTGAAAGCGGCCCGTGCTGCGGTAACGCAGACGACCAACACGCTTGACGCTGGTCGTACGTTCGAACGTCACCCACAAGCAGGGCAGGCGCCGCATCCATTCAGAGTGCTCATCGTCCAGTTGCCCGGCGTACGACTCGACCAGGATGTCCGGCAGCGCGGCTTTCAGCGCGGCGACCATGGCCTCTTCAATCAGCTTGACGGGCGAGACGTTCATCAGTAGCCACCCAGCGCGTCATCGCCGAACATGCGGCCACCGGAGCGCACTGCGCTGGCGCCACCCACAGGTGCAGAGGGCGAGCTTGCCATCACCAGCTCCACGCCCATCGTCACCTTGCCCGTGGCGATGCGGTCCAACTGGTCGATCGCATCCTTGTAGCGGTTGCGGATTGCATCCGTCTCGCGCACGTGCGTGCCCGTCATCAGGTAGCGGGCAATGTCACCAGTCAGTCGCTTGATCATGTCGGGCACGACCTCGACCAGGCTGGTGGCATCGCGCAGGGGCAGAGCAAAACGCCGTGCGAGGTATGCATCGACCTGAGCCGAGGCGTCGGAGATGCCGCGCTCCAGGCGCACCGTGTTGACGGTGTTCTGGGCGCTCTCAGCGGACAACAAAACGGCTTCCCGTTCTGTGTATCGCTCGACGAACTCGGCTGCGGTCAGGTACATGGCCAGCCCCGGATCAGCGATCGACGCGGATCTTTTGCCCGGCCTGTGTCGACACGTCCATCGAGCGACCGGAAGCGATGCCGCCCGCCAGCGTGATGGCGCGGCCCTGCGCATCCGACTGCACTTCGGCATCGATGGCCACCGCGCCACCGGCTTCGACCACGATCCAGCCACGGGCCTTCACGGGGATCTGCTCGCCGATCGCGACGTTGTCATCAGCCACGCCAGCGACGGCCACGCCGTTACCGGCCTGGGCGCCACTGCGCGTGACGAAACGGTGCTTGGTGATGGCTGCGGTGGCTTTGATGGAGCCAAGCAGCGAGATGATTTCAGCCAACATATGGATTCCTTGAACGTGGAGTGAAAGAGTCGGCTTGGCGATCAGGCGCGGGTCTTGCCGCTACCGTTTGCCTTGCCTTTGCCCGTGCTTGCGGTCGCGGTCTGAGCGCCCTTGTCCGCGACAGCATCAGCCTTGCCAGTGGTTGCGGGAGCGCCACCAGGTGCGCCACCAGGTGCGTCACCAGATGCGCCGGTCGTGTCGGTCTTGCTGCCAGACGACCCATTGGGAAAATCCGGCTGGCTGTCGATCTGCTGCTTGCCCGCTTCGGCCTGCGACTGAACGACTGCCCCGACCATCGCAACCAGGTTGTCGATAGCCTGCACGCCTGTCTCCTCAGTGAACACGGGCAGGGCGGCATCCCCTTGGCTGGTGGCCGCAATGCGGTCAGCCGGGTCGGTGCCAATGAACACGGCTTCACGCACATCGCCAGATGCCTTCCAGGCTTCGAAGTCAGCCTGGCCCACCATCAGCACCGCGCCCTCGGTGCGTCGTTTGCCTTCATGCCGCACGCAGCGGCCAGGCTGGACGATGACTTGTGTCTTCATGGTCCTGGTCAGGCGTTGGTGTCAGAGATCAGGTAGCCAGCATCGGCACCCACCAGCAGGGTCTTGAAGATTGCGGTGGCACGCACGTTCTTCACCTTGCCGCCTTCTTCAACGTACTTGTCCACCTCGATCTTCTTCTTGCCAACCGTGTAGCCATAGTTGGGCTCGTACACCGATCGCTTGCCGGTAGGACCTGCGGGTCGTGCATAAAAGAGCAGCGCGCTGTCGCCCCAGATGTCGCTGTTCGTGGCCTCGTCGTCAGACACCGAGATGGCATCGCCGATGATCACGCGATCCAGCTTCAAGATGGCGGCCAGCAGTTGAGGCGTGAGCACGCCCAACTGCGCGTAGGTCAGCCGTTCCAGCATCTTGGGGTGCTCGGACAAGGCTTCAAACGAAGTCGCCCCCAGCGCCAGCGAGTTGGGGCGCTTGGCGATGCCACGGCGAATCGCCTCGCGGCCTTCACGGATGACTTCGATGGGATTGCTGGCGGGGTCCGTCCACTTGTCGCCCGCGCCCAGCGTGACCTTGTTGGGCACACCGTAGTTGGCCGGGTTGAACGCCAGGTCGGCGGCAATCTTTTCGCGGCGCAGCGCGATGCCCTCGGTGGCCAGGTAGGTGTTGCCAGCTTCAACGTCCAGGTCGTCGGACTCGTCTTCTTCGCGATAGTCCATGGGCACGGACAGGTCGTGCTCTTCCATCGCGAAGTCGATGAAGTTGCGGTCATCGGGCACCAGGCGGTTCGACTTGGCACGCAGCGCGCGCTCGGTGGCGATCAGCTTGAAGGACTGCTTGGTGTGCTTGGGGATGCGGCCCGCTTCCTTGCGGACCATCGCCATGGGGAACAAGAAGTCGGCAATGTATTCGGCATTGGAGTAACCAATGGCCAGTTGCGTCAGCACTGGATCAACAGCGCGCAGATTGGAAAGACGACCCATTTAAAGCTCCAGTAAGGTTTGAGAAAGAGACTGCGCGGCTTAGCGCTGCACGGCCTTGACGGCGTCCAGGTAGTCGATGGGGTTGCCAGCGGCCTGACGCTGGCGCTGCAGGCGCAGCGCGTCGTGATGCAGCGCCAGGCGCTCTGGGTCCAGGTTGGTGCCTTCACCAAACTGCACCTGCCCATCAACGTCATCCAGGTCAGCCGCATCACGACCAGTGCGGGTAGCCAGCTCGCCGAAGCTCACAGAAGCGGGCAACTGCTTGATCAGCGTCTGCAGCACATTCAGGCCCGACTCGGCCTTGTCGCCCTCGCCGAACGACAGCACCTGGCCATCCGGGTCAGGGTTGGCGATACGCATCTGCAGCTCAACCAACTGATCACGCCGATCAGCTGGCACGCGCGCTTCAGAAACCATCAGCTCAGCGAAGCTCAACGCCTCTGCTTTGAGCTTGGCCTGGGCTGCATCGGCATCAGCCTTCTGACGGGCCGTCAGCGCGGCGACAGCATCGTCGGCACGGCGCTTTTCTGCGTCCAGCTGCGCTTGCAACTGGGTCGCTTGTAAGGTGGCACTCATTTCACTTTCCCCCGTCCCGGTGTACTGAGCCTCGGCGAAGGCCGGGAGCAGCCCTTCGACTTGGGTTGTTTCGCGGACGCGCTCAGCCGTCAGGCTTTCTGCGGCGTAGTCCAGCTCGAATGACGGCAGCACCTGGTCTGCCGCGTCCTTGCCGAACTGGGTCAACATCCATTCGCGCATGCGGCGGAACATGCCCAACATCGAGCTGGATGCGTAGTCGCTGAAGTCGTGCACGCCGTCCTCGCCTTCAGAGAACGAGACGGACTTCAGACCTTTGATGGATGGCGGCATCGCACCCAGAAAGCCCACGTGGCGCGGATACCAGGTGCCTGGCCGTGGGTTGCGTGATGCTGTGGGGCTGTACAGGCTCAGGGACACCTTCTTAAAGCGCCCTTCATTGACCAAGCCTGCGAACTGTTCTTCCACCTGGTCACCCTCGGTGAAGAGCACGCCGTCCTTGAACGCGAAGCGCTTGGACCAGCCGTAGGACGGGCCGTCCATCTTCGGATGACCGACCACGAATGGCGCCTCATGCACGGCAGGGTCATACACATCCGCAATGGACTGCAGCATGGCCTCGGTGAACTCGACGCGCACGCCGTTGGCATCCGTATGGAAGCCCGGCTTGAGCACTTGAATAGGGTTTGTGGCAGCGGCGTTCGGCATGGTTCCCAGTGTCGAGAACCATGCCCATGCGCAACAGGCTGAAGGGCTTCAGCAGGGCGCGCTAATATGGTCGGCGCAACTACAGGAGAACTACGTGCCTATAGAAATCTTGAGCCTGGATGACATGTGGAAGCCAGCTGATGATGCAAACTATTTTTGCCATGAGATCGGCAAGCTGTTTTCTAGCTTTTCAGCTAGTGCCAAACAAAATTTTGCGGACCGCGAGTACGGCCAGTTGGGTGCCGCCGTCACCTCTGCAGATTCAGCGAAAGACCATTTCGTCGTTCGTTACGTCGGCAAGGACATCCGCTTCTCGTTCACCACCACTGCGAGTGATGGTCAATATCTGGGCCTTGTTGCGGTCCATATGCTGCCAAGGCATGACTGCTTTGAAGATGCGCTGCCACTAGGCGAGTTCAGCTTTAGCCAGCAAGGCGACACCAGTTTGACAATCGGTCCGAAAGTTGTCTCGCTTTCGAGCCGGAAAGCTGTGGTGACCCTTGTCATGCACTTCTGCCTGCAGGCTGCAGCGACCGGATTCGCACCCAAAGTGATTTGAGAGCAACGCGCCAGGTTACAGCTTTTGAATCTGAGCCTGCAAGAAGTGTTGGGCTTCGTCCAGCAGGTCTTGTGAATCCTCTGCTGTCAGATGCAGGAATGGACGAGCTGGGATAGTGACCTGGCGAACAACGACGCCACCAAAGCGCAGGGCACGCTTGGTCTTTGGTTTGATGACGCCGCCATATTGCTGAATGGCCGCGTAAACCTTATTGGTCCCCACCAATGCCTGGTCGTTGTCTGAATACGGCTGCACGCTCGCAGCCAGTTGGCCGGAGGCCTGCAGTATCTGACCAGGCCAGGTGCCCGACTTGCGGCGCATCGAGATGGTCATGGGGCTCAGCGCCACCCACTTCGGTCGGCCTTCGCTCGCGAAGTTGTCCTCAACGGCCCGGTGCATGATCCCCGACAGGTCACGCATCAACTCCCTGCGGTCGCTCAGGTTGCCCATCAGCTCACGCAGCGCGCGGATGATCGGCTGGTAGGGGATATCAATCTCGATCATCGAGCGGCCCTCGGGTTCCAGGACAGGCCGGAAACGATCGTGTACCCCTCCCGATCGGTCAGCCTGGCCAGCAGCTGGCCGTCGTGCTCGTTCAGGGCAATGGACCCATCGTCCAGGCGCTGACCCACCGCGACCAGGTCAGGCAACAAACGCAGGCGATCAAGCGCCATGGTCGATGCCACGCCAGCGCTCAGCTCCTCGCTGTCCAAGTACACACCAGGGTCTGCGCCTGGCTTTGCGTCATCCAGTACGCCAACAGGGAACGACCCCTGCAGCGTGCCCTTTGCGCCAACGAAGCGCTCAAACGCAGGCCCGGCCACTGCCTGGCGCACAAACGCGCTGGACAGCGCTGCAGGCCGATCACCGAGCCTGGGCATCCACACCGACGCTGCAGGGTTGTGTCCGAAGCCCGGGTCGGTCTGGAAGAAGCGCTGCGCGCCAAAGCTGGGGTCCGTGTACCTGGTCACGCGGGCCATGCTGCCATCGCGCAGCGGCACATCGACCTGGCTGAGCTTGCCCGCCGTGCTCTCAACGTGCAAGCCGCGCTGCTGAGCCTCTCGCTCGGTGTACGCACGCATGCGGCACTTGCAGCCATAGCCGCATGGTGCCCACACCGTCTTGAACAGGCCATCGTCGTACCTGAACACCCGGTTGTGCATGGCCACGTGGGCAGGGCGCCTGTTGCGACCGTACTGCAGCGATATCCACTGCCACAGTGGGCGGCGCGCCGCACCGGCCACCATCTGCTCATAACGTGCCGCGCTGTAAGCGCTCTGCATGTTGGTCTCGTAGATGACTTTCAGGCGCGGCGCTGTCGGGCCCTTTGCAATCTCGCCTGTGGCCGGGTTCACGCGGCCAGCATCAGTCAGCTGCTTGGCCGTGCCTTCTCGGCGCCACCAGCCCTTGGCCTTCAACGTGGGGATCAGGCCATCGCGCCACTGATCAAGCGTCTGGCCTTGCTTCAGGGCTTCGACCAGGCTGGCGTGGATGTCACTGACCACGTCCAGCTTGGCCACATTGGCGACCGTGAACGCCCGTGCATGCTGACCTTCCAGCCACTGTGTCCAGTTGCCCGTCACAGCCACGCCCTTGCCCTGCAGATAGCGCACCGCGTCTGTGGGCTCCAGGCCAATGGCGAATTTGACGTCGGTGCCGTCCATCACTGGGCCTCGGTATTGACCCCGTGGCGCCCCACGATGTCCGCGACCAGGTAGGCCTGTGTCATGAGGCCTTCAAGCGCGCTTGAATCCATCTTGGGGAACGCTTCAGCCAACGCGCCCATCACCTCATCCGGTGCGCTGACCTTGGCGATCGCGGCCAGCGCGGGCTTGAGCATGGCTTCCATCGCAGCCTGGATCTCATCGCCAGGCAAGTCGGCGATCGCGGCATCGAGCGCGGCCTGATCGGGTGGCACATCACCCTCGGCAAAGTCAGCCGGGCCCGGCTGGGTGACCGGCTTGGCTGCGGCAGGCGCAGCAATGTCGCCTGGCTGCAGGTTGTACATCCGCTGCCAGTACGCAGGCGTGAATGTCAGCCCGGCCTTGCTGAGCGCTTCATCGCGCTTGGCCAGCCGCTCATCCACGTCTTCCTGTTCCCAGAATTCGTACTCGGGTGCCAGGGCGTTGGGCCAGTTGACCTCGCAGATCCACTTGGCCACCTGGCTCAACCCACCGGCGACCATGTCAGCATCAGCGTCACGCAACTCGTCTTCCACCCCCGACGCGGCTGTTGCGCTGGCCTTGTTGCTGGCCTGCTCTGTTGACTGGTTGTTGCCCAGCAATGAGATGTTGATCTCGCGGGAGCAGTACATCAGCAACTGCTCGTACATGTCCGCGTTGGCCGTTGTCTGAGACTGGATCAGATCAACGCTGGAGTCGTCAGGGATCACTGCAACAGCATCACGCACCATCTCGTCAAGCTTGTCCGCCAGTGCATCCGCATCACCCTGGCTTGCGCTGCGTGGCTGCTTGCCAACGGCCCAGGGCATACCGTACTTCTCCGAGAACGTGACCCAGAACTTCAGCCCGCCCTTGCGGAAGATCACCGGCCAAAAGCACGATGCCAGGTCGGGCTCGCCATAGGGGTTGTTGTAGCTGGTGTTGTTGCCCACCACGATGAACTTGCGGTTCGGTACCGGCGTGCCGTTCAAGCTGGCAGCTTCCCGCATGACCAGCTGGTTGCTGCCGTCATATCCAAACCATTCAGACGGCTTGACGACCAGGTCCACCGGCACCACCAGGCCGCCCACCTTGCCCCAAATCAGCTCGGCGACGGCATAGCCATAGAACGCCCCATCGACCAACTCGCGCGCAACCTTTCTCATTGGCAGGTCGGCATAGATCGCTTCAAGGTTCTTGACCACCCGAGTCGGCGCCTTGGTCTCCCTGTCAAAGCCGCGCTCCATCGACACCACTGCAGCGCGTCGGCGGCGTGTGCCGGACTTCACGCTGGTGTCCACCATCAGGTCGCGGTAGACCTGGATCGACTTGCCTTGGCGGCGCAAAATGGGGTCTGGGTTGGGCAGCATGCCGAACATGCCAGACATGTCACCGGCACGCAGCCTGGTGGCCAGGTGCGTCGTCATGCTCTCCTGGCTCATTGACTCGGAAAAGCGGACGAATTCCGTATCCGATACCCAAATTCCCTTGCTCATTGCAATCCCCGAGCTTCCCACCGACCCGAAAACACGCGGGAAGGCGGTTTAAGCACGTTTAAGCCGCGCTCATACGACCATGCTGCGGGGGTGGTAGCCAAAAACAGACCACGCCGAATCCTCGGCGTTTTGCGGCCTGGCTTGTTACAAATGATCTGGCAGGGGTGTTGACGCATGGTCAGTACCCGCCCAGGTTGATGGATTCGCGGCGGGCTCGGCGGCTGGACACAACCACCGGCCCGCCGTCCTGGCGGCTCGCGTACCAGGCCAGCGCACCCGCAATGGCCGAGTCACCGTGACGCTTTTTCTTGGCGGCGTCCTGCGTGCGCAGATCAGGGATACGCGCCACGCCTTTGATCACCTTCACAGCCCTGTGATCGTTCAGCACATCGGCGTCCTGCGCGATCTCGATCATGCAGTCTTCAAAAGCCGCTTTGTACGGCGGCATGTTCTCGCGGTACCAGGTCTCACTCAGCATGACCTGGCTGACCATCGACTCGCCGAACTCTTGCGCCGCTTCTTCAGCCAGCTGGGCGCCCAAACCACGGGCATCAAGCGCCGCATGTTTGAAGCCAGGCAGATGCCTCATCAGATAGAACAGCACCAGGCGCTGGCAATCAAAGGGCATGCCCCGCAGCTCGATCAGCAAGGGCATTCGGCGCTTGAGGTTCTGCAACTGCACCAAGGGGTAAAAGTCAGACAGGTCACCAGTACGCGCAAAGTCGCCGCCTAGCGAACTCTGCATCCCGGGCGGGATCTTGGCGATCAATGGCTTCACATGCTCTTCAAGCCATTCAGTTACCCACAC